AGTGGATTCAGTCCAGCAATCATGGCTAGCTTGCTAGGCGCGGATGTTGAACAATTCACTCCAGAAGGCATCATGCGTAGTACTGTAATGGTTCCACGCTACGATCTGTAATAGTTATAGTGATATGACTTTGAACCCTGCCAACTTAGGTTGACAGGGTTTTTTTTTGGCTGTACAATGTAGCTATAAATAAAATTTCAACAAGGATTGTGCCATGTATAAAAATTTAGAAATGTATGTAAAGGTCTATAAAGAACATTTCGATCCTGCTTTCTGTCAGCAGATAGTCAAAGAATTAGATGATGCTGAATTTCAAGAACATGCTTTCTATAATGTAATCGATGACACACATGTCTCATATGACAAAGAATTAAGTATTAGCTATCATCCGATTACTGGAGAGGTAGAACTACATCAGCAAACATGGAAAGGCATTAGACGATATGTAGATGATCTTGCTTTTCCCTGGTATGGCGGATGGTCAGGTTTCTCTAAAATACGTTTCAATCAATACCGTCCTGGCACTCAAATGGAACTACACTGCGATCATATACATAGTATGTTTGACGGTGAGCGTAAAGGTATTCCGACCCTTAGCTTGGTAGGAGTATTAAATGACGACTACGAAGGTGGCGAATTCATCATGTGGGAAGATAGAGACATCAAATTAAAAACCGGTGATCTACTAGTATTTCCATCTAATTTTCTTTACCCACATAAGGTAAATGAAGTAACCAAAGGTGTCCGAAATACATTTGTATCCTGGGTTTGGTAATTGACAAATTGTTAAAATCGTGTTATAATAATAACATGTATACAATAATAAGCAAAATAGGACACAAACTTCACGAATGCGCTACTTTAGATCAGGCAATGAGCTTTGCCAAAGACTGGAGTGGGTTTGTAACTATACAAAGCCCAGATTTTGAAGTTTGTGGAGTATTCGGAGTAGATACCATAAAAGATGGTAAGTGCCCAGATGGCATTGATTATGATTGGAATAAGTCCAGCCGGATTGGTCGAGTTAAAAAGGAACATGTATAATGCCAGCAACATTTTTAGTCAGTGACACACACTTTGGACATTTAGGTGTGTGTAAATTTATGCGCAACGACGGAGTGACCAAATTACGTCCATGGGATACCCCCGAAGAAATGGACGAAGATATGATCAAGGCCTGGAACGAACGTGTGGGTCCAAAAGATAAAGTATATCACTTAGGTGATGTAGTTATCAATCGACGAGCATTACCTACGTTGGCTCGCTTAAACGGAGACAAAGTTTTAATTCGTGGCAACCACGATATCTTTCCTGATGCGGAATATCATCAGTATTTTAGAGAATTACGTGCCTATCACATAGTTGAAGGAATGATATTTACTCATATTCCAATCCACGAGGATTCGTTAGGTCGTTTTGGCGTTAACGTTCATGGACATACTCACGCTAATCGTGTTCGTCGATCTGTGGGATTTGATTCTACTACAGGAAAAGTATTATACAGCAACGAAAACGATGTTCGATATCACTGTGTATGTGTTGAACAAACTGACTTTGCTCCTATCTTATTTGAAGATGTTAAGAAACGTATTGTCGAAGAAGGCGGTACTATTGGATTTAAAAACGGTAATGAAGTTTTAATTTAAATCTCAGAGTCATAGAATGAACCAACGAATTCAAGAAATTGCTGAACAGGTTTTCAATGAAGCAAATGATGGTAGCATCGATAACATTAAAATACCCAAAGAGTTTGTCGAAAAGTTTGCCGAGTCGATTGTTCAAGAATGTGCATTAATCATCAACAATGACGGTAGATTCTTAACATATATTGCCCTTGAAAAGAAAATAAAAAAACATTTTGGAATTAAAGAATGAGCAAATACAAAGAATATTTAATTGGGTTTGGAATTAGTACATTTCTTTGGCTATTGCTACTGAGTCAAGTAACCATTCCAGAAGTTATTATAACTGAGAAACATGTTTGTACTTCTAAACTTCAGAGTTGAACAATGCCATAGTATATGACAACATTACACATTCTATCAAGTCCTTACAGTCCCGTAAATATTAATAACAGAACAGATCCTTTCAGTATTGCGGCAATCAAGTTTATAAAATACATGACACAATACGGTTGGAATTGTGTACACTATGGAATTATAGGCACCGAAGTACCCTGCGAAATGGTTCAGTGTTCTGATATCACCGACGGCAGTGATAAAAATATTTCAGAATATAATAAAAAAGCCGGACAGGAAATAGCACGTAGAAAATCTCCAGGCGATATGATCATGTGCTTTCATGGTATTGAGAATAAAGAAGCCTGCGATCTCAATCCAGATCTTAAACATGTAGAGCCTAGCATAGGTTATAATACCAATGCTATTTTTGCACCGTATAAAGGATTTGTTTCCTACGCACAACAACATATGTATTATGGTGCCAGTGGATTGTTAATGAATCCCGGTTGGTTTGACACAGTTATATATAATGCCATAGACTCTGCTGAGTTTGAATTCAATGATCGTAAAGAAGATTATTTCCTATGCTTTGGAAGAATCATAACTTCTAAAGGCATTGATCTGGCCATACAAGCTACAGCAGCTACCGGTCAACGATTAATTGTAGCCGGCAAAGGATCATTAGAAGATCTGGGTTATACCAGCGTACCAAAACATGTGGAAGTTATAGGTCCTCAAAATTCTGAACAACGTAGAAAATTAATGTCCGGTGCTCGTGCTGTTATTGGGTTAACCTACTATGTTGAACCATTTGGTAATATGGTAGTAGAAGGATTAATGAGTGGTACTCCTGCTATTACCACAGATTGGGGTGGCTTTGCTGAAACTGTACAACATGGTATAACTGGCTTTCGTTGTAGAGAATACAGAGATGTGGTTAATGCCATTGATCAAATATCTACAATAAAACATCAGGCCTGCCGAGATTGGGCAATGGCTAATTGTGATGACACAGTAGTACATCCACAATTTGATGCTTGGTTTAAGAAACTTCAGGCACACGATTTTTATAGAGAATGAAAAAAGCTGTGATCTTAACCAGTGTAATAAACCCACTGGCCAACTTTCCTTTAACGTATAATCCGCGGAGAAGTGCCTTTTCGGCTGATGATAGATTATACCATACAATGATCACATTGGCATCATTGAATCAGCTACTGGATTCTAATACCACAATTTATATATTAGAACTAAGTGCTAATTGTTTGGACTATAAGGATCAGCTTGATAAACCCAATGTAAAGTTTATCAATGTCAAAGAACAGTTTGCTGAAATTTATGATGAAATAACTACTCATGCCAACAAGAGTAGATGCGAAACATTATTAATGTCTAAGTTCTTAAAAAAATATCAAGATGAACTAGCAGACTACGATGTATTAATTAAGTCATCGGGTAGATATTTCACAGATAGATCATTTGATGCCAGTGTATTCACCAGTGATAAATTATTTTTTAAGTCTCCATTGATATTTGAATGGCAAAATAGTTGGGGATATCAATATGTGGATAGAAGAGTTGCCCAAGGTGATAACAAACTAAGACAATATTCATCTGTGTTTTTTGCCTGGGGTAAAAAATATTATCAAGAATATTTAGATATGTTTGTAGAGATGTCTGATATCCTAAAACAACCTGATATGCAACACTATGACATTGAAACTCTGTTATACTTTTTAACTAGAAAGTTTGATACAGACATTGTAGAAAACAATTGGACAGTATACGGATGGGACGGTGCTGGCGGACACTTTGTAAAATATTAAATTATGGAAACAAATATAATTATCACAGAAAACTTTTACAGTAATGTAGATGGTGTAAGAGCATTTGCCTTGACACAACCATTTGATATCACTGGAAATTATCCAGGTACTAGAACACGTACTTTTCTTAATACCGGTGTTAAAGACACTATTCAACTTATCATTAACAATGCTGGCGGAAAGATAACACATTGGTTTGAAGAAGATGGATTTAGTGGTAGTTTTCAATTGACCACTGCCGCCGATCGTAGTTGGATACACTCAGATAATTTTAACACATGGGCAGGAGTATTATATCTAACTCCTAATGCTCCTATTTCCGGAGGTACTGGATTGTTCAAGCATCGTGCTACCGGCGCTACTAGACCCTCTGAATTACCTCCCGGTGTTCCTGCCGAATCACAGGATATGACCAAATGGGAAATGACTGATATGATAGGCAACAAGTATAATAGATTGGTTTTATATCGTGGTGATCTATTCCATAGTAGTTTAGATTACTTTGGATCAACCGCCGAAGATGGCAGACTATTCCAACTATTCTTTTTTAACGCACAATTTTAACAATGATACACACCGTATTAGATTTCTTAGAGCCGGATGTACTAAAAGAAATACTCAAGAAATATCAAGATGCTCAAGGTACAGCATCATTTGAAATTGGCAACACAGGTAGATGGGCCAACGGGTTATCTGTGGGTTCCTATTCTCCTGTGTTAATACTTCCATTACAGGAATATAAAGAATATTTTTTAAAGAAATACAAAACAGTTGATCCTATTTTTAAAGAGTATCCACGATTAAGTTGTTTTATGCAGATATGGCCTAGTGGAAGTCATATCAATTTTCATCATGACGGTAAAGATAGATTAAGTAGTACAATTTATCTCAATGACGCATGGCATTGGAGTTGGGGTGGATTGTTTTTATTCGACGATGCGGATCTAGGTCAAGGCTGGATATATCCAAATTACAATAAAATGACATGGTTTGTTCCTCCCATTTATCACTCGGTGAGTATGATAACACTGGCAGCTGACCATCCTAGATTAAGTATACAGCTATTCTTTGAAAAATAATCTTAGTATAAATACTTGGTCAATAAGGATTTACTATGGGGTTTAATTGGTCATCACTTACCAGAGACAATATAGCAAGTTTGGTTTGGTCATTACACCAAAAATTAACCAAACAAGAATTGTCAACCCAACAATTTCATAGTATATTAACCACACATATACGTCAATATATTCCAGTAAAAACAAAAAAAGTTTTAGATACCAAAGTAAAATCAGGTGATGTATGGGTCGGCGGTACCTACTACAGTGACTACGATCAAGACAGAGAAAAATGTATTGAAGTTTGGATGGTTTATAAAAAAGGTGATTCATCAGTTAATCTAACCAAACAGAGATTTAATAAACTGTGCTACACCATAGCGGATACTATCTTACATGAAATAATTCATATGAGGCAATTTCGTAGACGTAAATTTAAAAATCTACCAGACTATCCCAGTAATGCTAGTCGCTCTGCTCAAAGAGAAGAACAAAGTTATATTGGGAACAGTGACGAGATTGATGCTTACAGTTTTAATATTGCCTGCGAATTAATGGATCAATTTAACAACGATCAATTAAAAATTATCAAATATTTAAACTTAGATCAAAAAGGATCAAGGGCAAATTTCAACACATGGAAAATGTATCTAAGAGCATTTGACCACGAGCATGATCATCCTATAATTAAACGAGTAAAGAAAAAAGTTATACGGTATCTTCCACTGGCAGAAGTTGGAAAACCTTATCGCAATCAAGATTGGATATTTCAGTAATAGACTTCTATTAAATATTATGCTATAATGTTAGCATGACTTTGAACATGCCAGGCACCATAGGTGGTGCTAAAATAATCTTTAAAAACAATCATATGGAAAAAATTGGAATAATCGGCCACGGCTTTGTAGGCAGTGCCATTGCGAATGCTTTAGAAATGGACGCAGAGCTTTTTGTTATGGATCCTGCCAAAGGCCATAACGCTACATATCAAGATTTAATGAAGTGTAGTGGTATATTTGTATGTGTGCCAACTCCCCAAGACGACGACGGAACTTGCGACACCAGCATATTAAGTGGAATACTACACGATTTACATAGTCGTGGATATACAGGTGTTATCATTAGTAAATGTACAGCACCACCTGATTGGTATGAAGCACAGAATATCCAGCATCCAAATCTAATCCATGCTCCAGAATTTCTCACTGCTGCCCATGCCGTTAGAGATTACGCAAATGGTGAGTTTGCTTTTATTGGTGGAAGAGTCCCTGCTTATGTAAGAGAAGCAGATCGTATTATACAATTATCCCAAAAGAATTTAAAAAGAATCCAGCATTGTACAATTGCCGAAGCCGCAATGGCCAAATATGCTATTCATACATTTATGGCCACTAAGGTTGTGTTTATGAACGAACTCGAAGCACTATGTTCAAAGACCGGTGTAGATTATAATCAAGTTGCTTATATGGTTACACAGGATCGAAGAATTGGATCAAGCCATATGCAAGTACCAGGGCCAGATGGTAATTATGGATTCGGCGGAGCCTGTTTTCCCAAAGATACCAGCGCATTACTCAAGTACGCAGAAAAGCATGAAGTGGTAATGAATGTTCTGGACGCAGCGGTAAAGAAAAATACATTGCTTAGGTTGACAGAATCTAAATAATCGTGTATTATAACTTTACTGGAGAAAATAATTGAAACGTGATTTTACACCCGATAACCTTCTACATGGAAGTACAGATCAAGAATATGTACCTGTAGATAGTCATAAACTATTTGCCAAGAAAGATAGCCCTGGCAAATATCTAAGTACGGCGCTACGTGACCGTATGCGTACTGATGGTAAAAGATTCTGGGCCGGAGATAACGTCAGCGATTACATCACAGAATCTGACAAAGAACATTTGATCAACGAAGCCACAGCGGCATTTGAAGAAGTATTGGATACCTTGCTTATTGATCGCGAAACTGATCCAAACAGCAAAGGTACTGCTCGCCGACTGGCTAAAATGTATTTCAATGAAATCATGGCAGGTAGATACGAGGCTGCGCCCGACGCAACTGCTTTTCCCAATGACAGTGATGATCGATATGAAGGTATGTTGGTAGTACGCAGCGAACTTAAATCGATGTGTAGTCATCATCACCAGCCTGTCAGCGGTGTGGCTTATATCGGAATCTTGGCCGCACAGAAGCTCATAGGATTAAGTAAGTATACTCGCATAGCACAATGGTGTGCTAGACGTGGTACACTACAAGAAGAATTGTGTAACGATATTGCTCGTGAGATCATGAAAGCCACAGACAGCGAAAATGTAGCAGTCTACATCCAGGCCACCCATGGATGTTGTGAGAATCGTGGTATTATGGCACATAGTTCATTGACTCAAACTACAGTATTAAAAGGTTCGTTTAAAGATGATCCTCATACTAAGAAAGAGTTTTTTGATAATATTAAACTACAACAAGAATTCGCTCCGCGATAAAACCTAATAACATATAAGGAAAAAAATGAAAAAAGGTAAACTAAACATCCCTAGCAGAGGAGCAATTCCTCAGCGTCCTACTCCAACTGCGGCAGCGGCGTCATCCATTCAGTCTAGTGGACAACGACCCAGCGTTATGGTTGCTGTACCAGCTATGGAAATGGTCAACGCAGAATTCGCACAACATCTTGCCATGGCCTGTGCTAATATGGTTGCTAACGGAATTAAGATCAACTGTGCGTTTAACATCGGAAGTGTTATTACCATTGCTCGTCGTAATCTAGTTGATATCTTTTTGAAGAGTGACTTTGATTATATTTTCTGGGTAGACAGTGATATGAAGTTTCCCATTGATGCTCCTATGCGTCTATTGGCTCGTAATAAACATATTGTTGGTGCTAACTATCGTCGTCGTCGTTTCCCTAATCCTAACTTTACAGGTATGATGGGTGCGGCTGGCAAGTTCACAGAATTCCAGACCACAGACAACAGCCCAGCCATGGAGTTGATTGATGTTCTACCACACGGATTGGTTATGTGTAAGCGTGAAGTCTACGAAAAGATTCCACAGCCACACTACCTACAAGAATATGTTCCTGAACTTAATCTAGAAATTGGTGAAGACATTTTCTTCTGTCAACAAGCACAGAAAGCTGGATATGAAGTTTGGTGTGATCAAGAGCTAAGTCGCGAGACAGCACACATTGGTATTTTCCACTTTAATTATAATTTGTCAGTACCTAAATAAGAGAGAACTATTATGTTGTTCGAAAGCATAGAAATCAGGAAAGTCCGCAACGGAGTTATCGT